AATTACCAAAAGCTTTTTTAAAAGGAGTCAATTCAACTCTTCGTTGAGCTGACTCATCCCTTACTTTTTTTAATTCCCTTTCTACATCTGCCATTAAGCCATCCCTTGAAGTGCTTGTAATTGTTCCTCTATAGAAGGTTGACCTTGTGTATTAGCCATTTCTTCTCCTTCAGGCATCATACCTTGTTCCGGTCCCATTTGAGGTGGACCTTGCGGAACTTCTTGAGGAGCAGGAGGCACAGGACCAGATTGACCTGGTTCAACTACAGGAGCTGCAGCTTGTTGTGCCATAGCTTGAGCTCCAGCCATTTGAATATCTTTAGCTTGACCTTCAGCTTGGAAATTCTTATGCATTTGCACATGATCAGCAAATACTTTCTGCAACTCAGCAGGTAACAATTCCCAACGCTTTGTAGACATGAAAGCACGATGTTCCTCAATATGAATATTGTGATCATCATCTTTATGCCATTCAGGATTAGTAATCTCCCCACGAGCAAGTTGCGAATTTTCACGCTTAGCTTTAGCTATTTGAGGAGAAATACCAGCAATTATATCTTCAGCACCTGGCATTTCAGCTATACGAACATACTGAGAAGGAGATTCAATTAACCCTAACTGAAGCATTTTATCTGCTTGTTCAATCATGCCCATACGTGAACGAGGCAAAAGTTGATCAGCAGGAACAGATACTTCAAACTCCTTAGATAAATCAGCGCCTTTATGTGGAAAACGTTCAGGGCCAAACCCAGCATCAATCGTAATTGTGCGCTCTTTAGTCTGAGTAGACTCATAAATAGCAAGAGTCATTTGAGCTACTTCTTGCCAACAACGAGCAGTTTCTTTAATCAACCTACCCGTCGGAGATGAATCATTTTCTGTCAATGCAAGAATACCAGTACCAGACTCAATGTTAGGAGGAGCCATACCACGAGAAACTTCGTGAACTCCCATAATGTCATCTATCATCATGCTTGCACGATCAATAACAGACTCATACCAGTTTTCTAACTTAGGCTGTTCAAGGTATTCAGGAAGTTCCACGCCATCAGGCCAAGGTTGAAAACCTGGCTTATCAGTCATTTCTTCAACAAAAGGCTCAGCACTAGCAGGGAACAACGCCCTAATAGTACCTAATTGTTTTGCATGCTCAGCTATACCAGACCAAATACCATTAAGAATTACCTGAACTTTCCTAACGTCATCCATGTATGTAGTTCCCCACCATTGATTCTCTTCAACAGTTTCACGAGCTACAGCAATAGGTAACCTATTAGTAAATGGATATGGCCATTCGCCTTTCTCTACAACTTTACTATCAACAATTACTTGCCATCCTCCCTTATTTTTTCCCATAGGGCGCTCATAATAAGTCAACACTTTCGTTAACTTTGGCATAGTAGCGCCACTCTCAGACCCCCAAGACTGATGTAACATACGATGCTGAAATGGGGCAAGCCCAGCATGAGCATCTTCAGGCGGTTCTTTACGCATTTCAAACAAAGCTTGCACTACCTTAGGAGGTAACGCTTCAACCTTAATGCACCAACGAGCAGATTCAGCATTGCGAGAACCTGGCTCAATAATAAACTCAGCCAAAGATAAAGGTTTAACCCTAGGAAGTTTAGTCTCAGGATCTATTTCAACAAGCAAAGCACCAGTGCCACCCTTACAAGTAGCAGCCATATGTTCCTCACGAATAATTTCCCAACGTTGATCGCGATGCAAATCTCTTAAAATAGCTTCACCCAAACGAGCTGCACGAACAGATTCATCATCAGGACCAGTAGGAGTAATTTCAAAATTTAACTCTCGTTGAGTAAGATTTGCAATAATCGTTCTTTGATTAGCACGCATCTTATTAAAAACAGCTTGAATCCTATCACGATCTTCAGGCTGTTCAGCCAATCTAGTAATAGCTTGATTCCAACGCAACCACTGAAGGCCACGAATAAAAGCGTGATTTAACCAATAGCTACGTAAAGGACCAAGCACATGTTTTGTAGCTTCTTCATAAAGCTCTTCGACTTCAGTTTGTTGTTTAGCCATTATTTTTTCTTAATTTCCTTAACCAGACCCAAAGCCTTCTTAGCTTTTGTTAGCTCTCGTTTCATTTTAGTATGTTCCTTATTTAAATCTTCGTACGCTTTTTCCAATTTTGCAATAGATTCCGGCGGTTTCCAGCCCAATTGTTTAGCAGCATCCTTAATGCAATCCACACCGACATCTAAAAAACCTTCTTCCTCTATAGGCGGCCCACGAAAAATGCCAGGATCGCCATTAGCTTTTGGCAAATACGAAACATAGCATAAGCCAACATTAGCACTTTCCGTGCCAAAATCTCCACCCTCAATTAATCTAAACATAGTTACCTCATCATATATGACCAGTTATCTGGTTTCCTATTCTTTCTATCTTCAATTTGTTTAAAGCATAGATCTTCAATTGTAGGGGCTTTTTTCCTATGAGGGGCGAACGCAGGCATAGAGCGAGTCATTTCCCAAGCATACGCTCCAGTGTCAACCATATCATCATGTTTAGCGTTAGGAAAATTCCTATGTTCCTGTTCCCAAATATAAAGCCACGAAGCAACCTTAGGAAACCAAACCTGTTGCGCAGCAATAGCCGCACCGTACGGAATAGCTCTCTGAACTTTATCTCGATCCTTCGGGAAAAGGGGGCGCACATAGAAACCGCCAGCTCTTTGAAAATGCTGAATCAACGTCAAACCAAACGTGCGCTCTTCAATACCTAAACGCTCAACACCCCACTCCCTACATAACTGCTGAGCCCAAATAATATGCTGAGAAGACTCAACACGCCTCCTATCCATATGGACCAAAATTAAATTCTGAGAATCACGATGCCAATCCCAAATCGACAACACACTCCAGTCAGCCCAAGTCTTAATTGAAGCTGCCAAATCAATTACCGCATAACGTTCACAATGAGCTTTGGGAATAAGCATCGCATCACTAGCCTCAAAATCTAACCGATAATGACCACCACCATCAGTCCAATGACGATACGGAGGAGACAAAATACCGCCAGCCTCTAACGACGGATTACCCTGATACATAGCTTCAAACCACAACGGATCATCTTTTTTAATATCTTCTAACTCAGTTAACGTTTTACGAGCAGGACAAAGAGCTTCTCCAGGTTTCCTACCTATAACATCTTTATAATCATCATGAGGAAAATACTCTTTTTCAAAAGCAATAGCAGGCATTTCCAAAACACACCAATCTTCACGAGGCACAGTAGATTCAGATTTGTAAATTCTTCGCCCAGACAAATCATCTTCATGCCACCGAGTAAACATAACAACTTCAACAGCCATAGGTTCTTTACGAGTTAACCAAACAGAACCATACCAATTGTCTTTGGAATCTCTAGCAACCTGCGATAATGCTTCTTCAGAGTTCTTAAAAGGATCATCAATAAGACCGAAATGATACCCAGTACCAGTAAGCTTACCGCCGACACCAGCAAATCGTAACTCTCCCAACTTTTGACTTTCACGAATAAGTTGTCTATTGCCTTTAGTTTCAACAAAACCATTCCTTTCATCTAACTGACGATTAATCTGCTCGCCCCATTCCCACGAAAATTCATCAGAATACGTAACAATAGCTTGTTTCCTTTCAGGCCAACGTGACAAATACCAGCCAGGTGTATGCAACGTAGTAATCCAAGATTTACCATGACGAGGTGGAGCCGATAAACCCAAACGGAAAACAACTCTTTCACCAGTATCAGGATGCAAACCAAAAAATTCTAAAACACTAGAACCCTCATCTCCGCTCAAAAATTTACGAAGCTCATCAGGGCCTTCTATCGGGTACGTTCCTTCTTCTGTTCGGTAAAACCAATCTGCTGGCGGTCCAACTCCCGAATGATATAATCGGAACTCGCAAAGTGCTTGGATATAATCGGACACAACCTGCACATGCTTGTACCGTATTGTTTGAGGCGATACATAACAGGCATAATCTAAAGGAGATTCAAGAGCTACTCTTGCAGAAAGCAAATGCTCAATGTATTTAGTTTCTTCAGGAGTAGCAAATTCAAGAAGATCCAACAATTCTTCATAATTAATGTCGTCAGAACGTGCAATTACCACTTAGTTTTGTCAGCCCAATACGCAGCAGACATTTTACCTTTAGCAATGTTCTTGTTATGACGAGCTTTAAAAGATTTTTGCCTAGCTTTTTCTTTAGCAGTCTTAGGGTTTTTACCAGCACCCTTAACACCTTGCTGCCCAAAACGAATAGTTTTAGTTTTGTTACCTACTTTAGCAACAACAACATGTGATTTAGTTTTATGTTGAGGGGTTCTCTTAGGCTGATTATAACTTCCAACACCAGCAGCTTTTAATTTAGGGTCTTTTTTAGCAGCCATTATTTTTTAGCCGTCCTAGCAGAACGTTTAAAAGCTTTAGCTGTAGGCGCACCCTTAGAACCCTTCTTACGCATCTTTTCACCAGAGCCAGCTTTAATACGTTTACGCTTAGCATGGATATTAGAATACAATCCTTTTTTAGCCATTACTTTTTCCTTTTCTTAGCAGTCATTTTCTTACGACCAGCCGCCTTAGCCGCCTTAGAAGGACGACCCCTTTTGCTTCCGTATGTACCTTTACCATATGGCATATTATACTCCTGTCACAAATATTTTAATAGTTGGTGTACCCGATGCCGCAATAGCATAGAGCTGTTCGCCTGGCTGAGTCAGCGTAATAGGTCCAATAGTTGCACCTGCCGCCAAAGTTAACCCTTTTGAGTCATCAGCAACATCAGCGCCACCAATAGTCATCTCAATAGAGCCATCCTTATTCTCAACCCAAAGAAGATTAGGATGATCAATAGAGGCGGCCTGCGTAGCAGTCCAAACGACTTCTCTAGCTGTACTTAGCGCATTGTCTTCACCGTGAACGGCCATAATTCTCCTTAACTAGAACACACCCTTTAGTTTACTCAAAGATTCCCTACGATCAAGCTCTTCCAAAATATCTTCCAAAGGACGAGCCTCAGTCGCCTCCAAATAATCAGCAGCCTTACGCAAAACATCGGGGCGATCCAGGGAATGCCCCAACACAGAATTACAATGCAAACAAAGAAGACCACGAATCAAATAACGATCACCATGCAAATGATCCACATGAATCTTCCCAGAAGACATATAAGCAAAATCCACATCACAAATCAAACAACGACCACCCTGAGCAGCCATCAAACGAGGCTTATGCTTCGCAATATGATACTGACGACGCTTATACACCTTCCAACACGGATCACAATACGTCTGATTATCCTTAAACTCAGACTTCCACTCAGAACAATACCTACAAAATTTTAAATTCTTATCATTCAAATCAGCAGTA